TCGCCCCGACGAACGTGTACGCGTCGACCGCGGCGCCCGACGCCTGCGGGAGACCCTTCTGGATCGTCAGCGACGCCGGCCAGTCCGCGAGGGTGAACAACTGCTGGTACGTGGTGCCCGACACGAGGGTCGAGACACCCGTCCCGAGGCACGCCTGCCACAGCAGGCCCATGCCCTTCGAGCACGCTTCGACGGTGATGTCGCCGCCGCCGTCCGCGGTGACCGGGACACGCCGCGCCGACCGGGCGACCCGCGCCCCGACCCGCAGGCCGAGGCCCTGCTTCAGGTTCTTCCTGTAGTCGAGGGACTCGTCGAGGTACTCGAGCCAGCGGGTCGGGGTGACCGACGTGCCGTAGGTCGACTCGACTGCGAGGCCGAGCGAAGCGTCCTGGGTGGTGCTCATGCCGCGCCTTCCGTCCCGGCCGCGGGCGCGGCCTCAGTGTCCTGCGGGGTGTCCTCGACGAGCTCGTAGTTCCCCGACTGCGCCAACAGCTCGTCGACGTGCTCGGGGGGCACGTCGAACTCCTCACCCGCATCAAGGGTCAGCCCCAGCAGCGGCAGGTCAACCTGGCCGAGGGGGTTCGTGTTACGCAGACGGACCACGGGACGCTCCTAGATTCGGGCTTTGAAGGCGATACGGAAGATGACGGTCGCGAACGCGCCAGTGTTGTCCTGGTCCTGGATGTAGTTGGTCTCGGAGCCGTACCCGACCCACAGCAGCGTCGGGAGGCCGAGGTCCGCGCCGCGGAGCCAGTTCTCGATGGCGTTCGTCATCGCGAACGCGGAGTCACGGGCCCGTTTCGGGTCGCCGTCGCCGTTCTTCGACGTGGCAGCGCACGTGACCTCGCCCTCTTCGTCGCGGGACCTGCCCGCGGCGAGCGCGAACGTCTGCCGCGACGTCGCGGCGTGCCCGGTGATCGCGTCGGGGTCGTCGGCGCCGACGGTGACCGAGTCGCCCGGGTCGTCGGTGAGCCCGAACCCGTCGAACACCTGCACCCCCGGGACCGCCGTCTTGAACCCGGCAATCAGCGCGTCGATGAGAGTCGGGATCACGGACGTCGACTGACGGGACAGGACCGGCATGTCAGCCCACCGACGGGGTCAGCCGGTGCGACTCGAGCAAAGCCGCCGCCTGGTTCGGGACGAGGAACCCGACACCGGCGACGAGGCCCGGGTCGTCGCCCATGCCCTTACGGCTGCCACGCTGGGTGCGCCACAGGTGTTGCACGATGATCTTCGCGGCCAGCACCGCCCACGGCGGTGGGGTTGCGTAGCCGGCGACGTAGGTGACGGTCATCTGCCCGAAGAACGTGGACCCGTCAATGCGGCGGACGATCCCGGTCGCCGCGTCCACGTTGAACCACGACGGGTCGAACACCGCCCCAGACGGCGACGACGTGATCGACGTGATCGAGATGACCGGCCGGTGCCGCAGCACCATCACCCGCGTCCCCAGCGACGACCGGCCCAGCGGGTCGATGAACGTGGCCTGCGAGTAGCCGAGCATGTCGACGAACTCGCCGACGATGGTCCGCTGCTCGACGACACCAGCCCACTCCTCGACGATGTCGCACGCCGCAGCCAAGTACCCGCCGAGCTCGACGTCGTAGGTGTTGGTCGTGATGTTCAGCTGGTCCTTCACGTCCTGCAAGGTGATGAAGCTCACCGCACCTCACCCCTTCGGTGTCGGACGCTCTTCTCGACGTGCACGTGCTCCGGGGTTTCCGGTTGCTCGTCCCGGACCAGGACCACCCGGCCGAGGCCGATGAGGCTCTCCGCGAGGTCACCGGGGACGTCGACTTCCGCGCCCCGCTGAAGGTGCTGGTCTTGGACGTTCAACGGGACGAGCAACCGGACCCGGGGCACGTCAGCCCTTGTGGAGGGCGTTGACGGTCTTCTCCGCGGCGGACTCGGCAGCCTTCGCGGCCTTCTCGTGCGCCGCCTTCAGCTTCTCCTCGTCCTTCTCGGAGTCGGTGGCGTTGACGCCGCGGAGCTCGACGTCAGCGGCGGACACGGCCTGCTGCTTGAACTGCTCCTTCGTCGCAGCGAGGGTGGTGTCCTTGTCGCCGATGAGCTCGGGCGCGATCTGCGCGGGGGTGCCGTCCGCGTGGAGTGAGAGCATCTGGACCCGGTCGTGGTCGCCGTGTCCGGGGACCACGTTGGCGGGGGTGTCGGATTCCTGCTGGTTCGCCATGATGGCTGCCTTTCACTGGGTGGAGGGGTGTCGGTAGGGGTCCTACCTGTGTGCCGAGGAGATGCGTGTAGGCAGGCGCGCGTGACCACGCCCGCCTACACAGTTCTCCTAAGTTGCAGAGTTCTGGAGGACGGTGTACGCGGCGGTGTCCTGCACGGTCCCGTCGGAACGGGCGTAAGCGAACCAGCCGACCTGAAGGAACTCGGCGAACCGCTCGTCGAGGCGGACCGTCGAGATGCCGGTGACGTCGCGGATGATGTACCCGGCGTTGAAGTCCCCGAACGCGCCGTACTTCGCGGACACAGCCGGGACGGCGAGGTCGTTGTTGATGACGATGCCGTACCCGAGGAGCGAGTCGGGGGTCCCGACCTGCGGAGACGGCTCCCACAGGGGCCGGCCCTGGGTGTCAACGAGGTTCCGGATCGCGGCGAGCGCCGTGTCCGAGAGCATCCACCGCACGTTCGGGCCGTTCCGGTACGCCGGGTCGACGCGGAACATCGTGGACACGAGGTCGGCGTACTTGATCGTCGTCGATGACCCGACCGCGGCCGGGACGGCGGTGCCGCCGGTGATGAGGCCGAGGGGCTGCGCGGTGCCAGTGCCGGTGGTGAAGTGCTGGTTCTGGATCCGGCCGATCCGCTGCCCGAGCTTCCGGGCGAGGAACGACTCGATGTCGATGGCCGAGTCCTGAAGCAGCTGGTACGACACGAGGACCAGCCGACTGGTGTAGACGTACGCGGCGAGCTGCTCCTGCGTGAGGGCGACGTCAAGGTTCGTCATCGCCGTGTTCTCCGCGAGGATCATGCCGAGGTTCGCGGTGTCGTTGTTCACCGGCCACGGAAGCGTCTGCCCCGAGTCGGTGGTGATGATCATCGCGACCTGACGGACCGCGTTGTAATACTTCAGGGTCTCCACGAGGACGTCGCGGAACCCCTGCGGGATGGCGTACCCGCCGGCGCCGCCGGTGCCGATCCCGAGGGCGCGGGACTCCACGATCCCAGTCCGCAGGGTCCGCTTCTCGTCCGGGTCGAGGTCGTCGTTCCCGCCGCGAGCCCACTTCATGTACGCGTCGCGGTACTGCGCGGACGGCTCGACCTTCCTTTGCTTCTCCTCTTCCTCGGCGGCCTTGTCGAACACCGGCTTGAGGGTGCGGGCGAAGTCCTCCGCCCGCTGGATGCGTTCGACGTCCGCGGTGAGCGTGGTCAGCTCCGCCTCAGCGGCGTCCCACGCGGTCCGCTCCTCCCCGGTGAACTCGGTCCGCTTCTCCGCGGTCGCCTTCTCCCGGATGGCCTTCATCTGATCCCAGACGTTGGCCCTCTTCTCCAACAGATCCTTGAGCATCATCGGATGCCCCTTCCTTTGGCAGTGGGTTCGGGCGCGGCTCTAGTAGCGCAGCCCGTGACGCATGCCGAGGCTTCTCATGTAATCGGCAGGTGGGACATGGAGGCCCGACGCCGAGCGACCCATGCCCGCAGGCATCTTTGGTGGGTCGTCGCCCTCGTCGGGGTCGTTCGCATCAGGGTCAGGGACCCCGATGAGGTTCGCGAGATCGGTCTGCGCCTGGTCGAGTGCGTCATCGACGGCGGTCACACACATCACCATCGGGTCGAACGCGACGTCCGCGGCAGCGACCGTGTCAAGGATCCCCTGAAGGACGGCGATGTTCGCCGCGGACAGGGTCTTCCCCGCGCGGAGCTCGGTCAGCAGGTCCAGGGCACGCCCGATCCGGTCCCGGCCGACGCGGCTCGTCGACGCGACCATATCGCGGCGTTTGGACATCGCCCACGGGGACAGCTGGATCGCGCGGAGCGCGGCATCGGTCTCGTCGTAGGCGGGGAACGTGACCGCGGACACCTCCCACAGGTCGAGGTCGAGGATCCGCCGCAGGTCCGCGTGGGACGTGAACGTCTTCCCCTTGTCGTCGGTCGACTCCACGTCCACCGTCGACCAGGCGTCCTTGGTGACGACGAACCCGAACGACATGCCCGTGATCCGACGCTTGTCGACGTTCCGGGTCAGATCCTTGACGTAGGACACTTCCTGGTCGAGGTCGGAGTCGACGAGCAGGCCGGTGGCGTCCATGGCGAGCCGTAGGTCCCCGGAGGAGACGCGGGACACGATCTTGGACGTGTCGTGGTCGACGAGGAAGCGGGGGTCCGCGGCCGTCAACGTCCGGTCGAACGCGCGGGCGTCGACCTCCTCGAAGAACCCCCACTCGAGGGGGTTCCCGATCGCGGTGCGGGTGTTGACCACAGCCGCGTGCCCGGCGAACGTCGGGGTCCCGTCGGCGGCGGCGCGCAGCGACAGGTCGTTCCACGCCGCGACGCGGTGACGCTGCTCGATCTTGTCAGTTGCTCGTGCCATCAGCGGACCCTCCGGTCGGGCCACCCGCAGGCGGCGGTGGTGCCATGTTCAACGGGGTGAGGTACTCCTGGCCTTTACCGTCCGGCAGGGGCGAGCGGCCCTCTTCCTCGCGGATCTCGTCGGCGTTCAACACGCCCATGTTCCGCATGGCTGTGTAGTACGCGGACCGGGACGCGGAGTCACCGCGCATCAGGTTGTTCAGGTCATACTTCGCGAACTGCCCCCCCGGGAGGACGTCCATCGACAGCCGCTGCTCGGTCCGCGTCAGCCACGACTTCAACGTGTACGTCACGAACCCGATCGACTGCTGCTCGATGCCGGTGCCCCAGGACGTGGACTTCTCCACGTCCCCGATCATGTGCGGCGGGATCCCGAAGATCCGCGCGATCTCCACGATCTGGAACTTCCGGTTCTCGATCATCTGCAGGTCGGTGTTCGGGAACTGGATCGGCTTGAACGTCGCCCCCGCACCCAACGCGACGATGTCGTGGGCGCGGGCGATCCCCGCGACCTTCGACCGCCACCGTGACGCGAGCTCCTCAGCCTGATCGGGGGTGATCCGCTGCTCCGTCTGCAAGATCCCCGCCATCAGCGACCCGTTCGAGAACTGCTTCGCCGAATACTTCTCCGCGGACAGGGCCAGGCCGATGCCCTGCGCCGCCAACCGCAGCGGCGACACGCCCGTGATCCCGTCGTACCCGATCCCGGGAATGTGCCACACCTCGGTCGGGGTCGCCGTCGACGACCCGCCCCCGTCGCGGGAGACCTCGAACAGCTTCCCCGTCGGGTTCTCCGGGGTCACCATCTTCGGGTGCCGACCCACCTTCACCGACGACGGCGGCAACGGCAGCAGCGACTCCACACCCCGCGGCCCGTACACCTTCCGCGCGTAGTAGTTACCCCACGTCAACAGGGACACGTACACGTTCTCCCAGAACTCAAACGGCGTCACCCCGACGCACGGCTGGTCCAGGATCGGCGCCGGCAGCTTCGTCAGCTGCGACGCCCGGTCGTAGGAGTAGAGCGGGAGCGCCGCGCATGCCCCCGAGATCAGCGACACCGACCGGTACACCGCCGGCATCGTGTACGACGACTTCTCGGTGACCTTCACACCCGAGTCGTTGACCGTCCCCGTCAACCAGTCCACCAGCGACGCCGACGTCAACGGGATCACCGCGTCGTTCAGGCCCCGCGTCTCCACCCGGGGACGGCCGAAGATCGTCACGACCCGTCACCATGCGCCGGCCGCGGCGGCATGTTCGCGCCCACCACCAGCATCATCCCGCCCACCAGGACAGCGACCGGCCACATGATGAACCACGCACCGACCAAGATCGCGGCCAAACCGACCACTTCCACGGCGTTCCTCACCACAAGATCACCCCGCCGTCCAGGTTGTTGGCCGCCCACGCGGCGAGGGTCACCGCATACAGCGGCGTGATGTCAGTCTGCGAGCGGCGGGTCCACGTGAACGCCCGGTCCGCGAGGTTCCGTTTCCGCGCCGCAGCCACCGCCCGCGTCAGATCCGGCTGCCCCAGATGACGCAGCGTCTTGTCGTACACCTGGTCGTAGAGGAACCCGCACCCGGCGACCACCTCAGCCGGCGACAGACGCCGCACCCGGATCCCCGCCGCCTCAATGTCCGGGACCAGTGACTCCACCGCCGTACCCGCAGCGACGACAAGCTCGAAGTCACCCCACCGGGTCCGCAAGTCCACCAGGCGTGGCACGACCCACCCGGTGCCCTCCCGGTGGTCGTACCCGTCCTCGTTCGCGGTCACCTCGACGTGGGTCAGCGTCTTCCCCGCCCGGCCTGCGACCGCGATACACGCCCAGTCCCGGTCCGGGGACACATCCAACGCCCACGACGGGTCCACCGTCTCCGACGTGCCGTCCTCGAGCCCGGCCCACACCGCCGACGAGATCGGCGACGTCTCACCGAGATCCTTCAACACCCACTGGTTCAAGTAGGCGCGGCGGAAGTCCGCCAACTTGCTCGCACCGGCCAGAGACTCGTACTCCGCGCGGATCGCGCCCACGTCGATGGTGAACCCCAACGCCGGCATGCACGCCCACCACTCGGCCTCGTCAGCCGGGTCCGCGTCATCCGGGGCGGACCACTCGAAGTACGCCACACCCCGACGCTCGTCCCGCTCGACCGCCGCCCGACCCGCCGCGACCTTGTCCTCCAAGTACGGCGACCCGTTCAACCACCCCGCCGTCGAGATACACCCCAGCTGCTTGTTCGGGCGGGTGATCATCGCCGGCCGGAACGCCTGCTCGAGCCGGTTGTCCGACTGCGCGAACGCCTCGTCGATGTACGCCTCATCCAGGGTCGGCCCGTGCCCCGCCTTCTCCGTGTTCGCGTCGATCCCGAACCGGGACCCGTCCTTGAACCGGATGTGCTCATTCCCGGCGCCCTTCAGCACCGTCACCCGAGACGCGAACACCTTCGACGCCTCCAACTCGGCAGCGAAGTCCTCTTCCCACTTCACCCGCGCCTTCTGCCGCGTCTGCGCCGTGTACACCAGCTGCTGACGGCCACCGAAGAACGACGTCGCCGACGCCCGATGGACCGCCTTCGCCAACACGAACGTCGACTTCCCCGACTGCCGCGGCACCGTCAGCCCAAACTCCTGGTACGCCAGCCGCCCCGTCGCCGGGTCGACCTCGAGGATCACATCCGCGACGTGCTGCTGCCACGGCATGAACGGCTTCCCCAGCTTCGACGCGACCAGCCCCACGGCCGGCCCCAACGTCAACCGTTCAGGGCTCCTCTTCGTCCCGAACCGGGGCGGGCACATCCCCACCGACAGCGGTCGAGAGCTCGTCCTCGAAAGGATCGTCATCGTCAGCCCCCAACCGTGCCAGCTCGAGAAGGTTCGCCCGCAGCTCACGGTTCACCGCAGCCACGGCGAGGCCGGCGCCCTGGTCGAGGGTCCGCGCCAACGTGAATGACATCTCCGCGATCGCGTCACCCATCGGATGCGCCGTCATCAACGCCTCCACATCGGCGCGGACTTGCGCCTCCACCGCCCCGCAAGACGGCTTAGCAGGAGCGGGAACATCAGCCTTCGGCCTGGGAGCACGAGACACCCCAAGTCCCCCCCTTCAGGAACGCACGCTTTTTTGCCGAC